ATGATTTCTTTAGATCCTGATTTGAGAAGTTTGCAAATCTCATCTTTGCTAAGTTCAACTTCTGGAACAGGTTTGAAGTTATTAACATAGTCAATTTCGACAATCTCAAATATGTCATCAAAATCAACTTTCAAATAATCAATCAACAACTCTCTCATGTAACCAGAAACGTATCTTTTTCTATTTGCTAAGTTTGAAATAACTGTTCTATCAACATGAATATTTTCGGCGATAGCTGTATAACTTAAATTGCGTTTTTCCAAAAGAAGTTTGAACGATTTAGATTTAATTAAAGTTTTTATTTTCTTCATACGATCACTTCCAATGCTCATAACGAAAATCTACATCTTTAATGTCGATATCGTCGAAAATTTCTTCTGGACTTTTCTTTGCTTGCTCGATTGTGTATTCCATTTCTTCGTCTGTTTCTTCGTAAGCTGGTAATTCAATCGTGCCTCTGATTAATACTTCAGCTTTGACTGTTGCCATTACTTATCACTCTTTTCTTTTTCAATTTGTGACTTTTTGTGTTTTATTTCTTTTTGGAGTACCTTTATTTCGTCGAGAAGACTTTTACATTCACGCTTTTTATTCCTTAAAATTTGTTCTTTAGTTTCAATTTCTTTATAAACATTCTTTTTTGCATCTTTTCGTCTATAAAGAGACACTCTACGATTGAATTGATTTTGGTCTGTCACGTAAAATAAATCGTCGTCATCGTACATAAAACGTTCATCATCATCTAAGCTCATTTCGACAACTTCTCTCATATCAAAAAGTGGTTTGAAAAAGCTGATATTATCTGATGTAACTTCAATAGTTGTTGGGTCGTAATTCCAATAGGTATCTTGCATGTAATATTTATCATTTGTTTCATCTTTGACTAGTTTGAAAACCCAGTTCTTACAGTGATATGGCATAAACTCTACTCCAAAATCTTCAGGGGACGCTTCATATAAATAATTTTCATTTAATTTAATCTTTGCCATTACTCATCACTCTCTTTCGTAATTTCGTCATATGCTTTTAATAAAATTTGTGCAGTTCCAATGAAATTTTCAATACTGAGTTTGTTGTCGAATATTAAATCAATTCTTCCGAATTCTTCTTCATTAATAATTGGTTTTTCATTTTTGTAACAAACATCAAACGCATTTTGATAACCACTTGTTATTCTCATTCCTACTTTTTTATCTTCTTTGTTGTAAACGAAACTAAGGAAACTGTTTAAAGAAAATTCGTGATTAACATCTACTACTTGTTTTGAATTTTTAATTTCTTCGCATACTCTTTCGAATTTATCTTCTGGCATATATTCTTTTGCAAACTCTTTCCAAATGTTATCCATTACTCATCACCTACCAATTCGCCATCTTTCCAGATGAGTGTCATTGTATCTCCATCTTTCAACCAGAATTCTCTACTAAAGTCATCTTTTAATTGTTCAATAGAATTCCCGAACCATTGCGTTCCATCATTATCTTGAAATATCTCAAGCATTTCTGGAATTTCTGTTTCTTCCGTGATTTCTTCTTCAGTTTCTACTGTGAAAGCATCATTTTTTTCTATACCGCAATGTGTTTGAATACCTCCATACATATCGAAATGCAATGCATTTATTTGTTTTTTACTATTAAAACTTTTACCTTTAACATCATTCTTCCAAGCCCACTCAATCAATTCCGGTAATGTCATTCTTACTTTTCGTTTAATCTTTACCATTCTTCATCTTCTCCTTTACGATTTCTAACGCTTCCTCTGGACTGTGTGCGATGCCATGTATCACATTGTGTTTTTCAAAGAAATCTCTGAACTTCACTTGTTCATCGCTTACTCTACCTTTTGGCTTCTTAATCTCTACTGCGACAAACTTTCCATCAGTTAATCTCACACCGAATACATCAGGAAAGCCTTTCGGTAGCAGTTTGATTGTTCTGCCACCTACTCGAACTGTTCCAGCATTAGCACGCCAGACTTTGCAACCATTTGCGTTAAGTGTTTCAATAATTTGTTTTTGAATTTCGCTTTCTCTCACGTTGTCACTCCTAGATATACAACTATTGCACTTGGGAACGGTGCGCTATTTTTACTGTTACCGAATTTTAAACGACCTCTTAGAAATCTAATGTCATTCGCTTTATTGAAAATGAAATCGTGCCAGTATGTTGTATCTGTTCTTGCTGGTATTAAACAGACAACCGTTGCTCCATTTAAACTTTCTTCGTATGCTTTCTTGATCCATTTCTTAATTTCTCTGCCATAAGGCGGGTTCATAAACACAACATCTTTTGACCAATCTTTACTCAGTCCATCATCTTCAATAGTGAAATACTTGCTACACTTAGCATTTTCATCTGTTGCACATGGATCTAGAGTGAATTTAAATTCATCATTCAACTCATCAAACAAATTCTGAGGTGTAGCCCATTCATTTGATTTACTACTGTAATGTACTTCCATTTGCTCACTCCTAGAATAAGAAATCGTCTATCGTTGTTTGGTGTTTGAGTTCTTCTCGCTTAAATAATTTATGCTTACGTTTCATCTCAGCTAGTTCTTCTTTTGTCACATACTGCTTAAAATATTTATCTGCCATTCCACCTAAGTTGGTTAAGTAGAAAGTACCATCATCTCTAGGTAGCACTCTCAACAATTTCCAACCGTCACTTTCATATAATGTGTAGGCATTAGGTTGATTTTCGATAAGTCCCATCACTTTGCCTCCACTTCGTGTCGTTTTCAATAATGTTCAGCACTTTCTCATAGTCATCGAATGGCGATATCTTTTTCTCTTCCAGCAAGCGATTGATAGCCCGACCAACTTCAATCAGTAGCGTTCCAATAAGTTGATCGTTGCTATAATCTTGTCGGTACATTGTTCCGAGTAGCTTTTTATATTCGATAACCGTCATGTCATAAACCTTTGTGTACGTTTGTAGTATTCAAATTCGATGACACCTGTTTCTCCGTCTTTATTCTTAGCAATATTACATTCGACAATCGACTTACCGAGTTCATCTTCTTCATCTTGGTTGTAGTAATCTTCTCGATATAAAAGCATGGCCAAACTTGCGTCGGCTTCGATACCCCCTGCTTCTTTCATGTCAGACAACATAGGTCGTTTGTCATTTCGACTTTCTACACCACGACTAAGTTGTGAAAGTAATACGATGATTGCGCCAGTTTCGTTAGCTATGATTTTCAAATCACGACTTATTTTTTCGATACCGTTTCTACGGTCTAATTTGCTATCTGTTTGCATTAATTGAAGGTAGTCGATGAATATGACCTGTTGCTTATCTTTGTTCTTCATGGCTTGCTTACGGACTTCCTGAGTGCTTACATTACTTTGCGAATTAACATCTATGCCAAGTTTCAATATTTCACTTGCACCTTTGGTTAATTTTGTTAAATCGTCATAGGTTAAATCAGCTTTTTGCTTAATTCGTTTCAGTTCAATGCCAGTAATGGTTGATAACATTCGTTCTAAAATTGCTACACCTGTCGTTTCTAAACTAAATAACGATGTTTTATAGCCTTGTTTAGCGATATTAAGCATCATTTGAAGTGCGAAACCTGTTTTACCTACTGAAGGTCGTGCAGCGATTACAACTAACTGTGTAGGCTCTAAACCACCTATTTTATAATCCATTAGTGGATAACCTGTTTTAATCACTTTCTTAGGTTCATCGCTATACAATTCTTCTACAAACTCATCAACGATTTTCTTTGTACTCGTTTCATCTGTTGCGCTAATCATTGATACTTCATTTAAGTCAGCAAGCATTGTTTCAAATGATTTTATACTTTGTGTTTGGTTAAACTCGTTAATAACTTCATTCGCTTGAGATACCTGATAGGCTTCTAATAAGTTTTGTTGGTAACGTTCAAATATGCCATAGCCGATAAAATCTGAATTGTAGAGTTTTTGTATCGTATCGAAGTCTAAGAAGTTTTTATTCTTCGATGTTTCTAGGAATATTTCTTGATGATCTACCTTACCGACTTCAAACACATATTCCATAAACGCTCTGAAATCGTCGTAATAGAACATATAAGGTCTAACACGTAGCTTTTCGATAAGTTCAGGTTTTTTGAGTAAACTTGCAATAATCGTACTTTCAATATCTCTACGTTCATTCATAGCTGTTCACCTCAAACTTTCTTAGCTGTTCTTTAAATTCATCGAGTAACTTTTTTCGTGCAGCTACATATTCTGGATCGTTCTTCATTTTCCAATGATGCTCTTTCACATCTTCAGGTTCTTCTTCATATTCCAGTTTCTTAGGTGCTTTTCTCATGATTTTAGGTAAGTTAGGTGGATATGAGTTGCCACTGTTAATGTAGTTTTTAACCGTTTTAAGCGTTGGTTCATAATCACCGTTTTCACTTAATACGTCTATCCATGTTTCTAATTTAGGAGTGTCGAATTCCATATTATAAATACGTCTGACTTTATCTATAATTTCGAATGCTTGTTGTTTAGTCATACTCATTCGTTAACACCTAATTTCTCTTTCATTGCTGTAAATACATCTTCAGTTTCATTAGATTTCTTTTTCTTAGGTGTCACTTTAGCTAGTGCTTTCTCTTTAGTATCTACACCTTCGTTGTTCCAATTCTTTAATACAGTAACTAGATAGTTGATACCTTTTTGTTTTTGTTTAGTATAATCAGTAGCTATCTTTACTATTTCTATATCTTTTGCTAAATCTATTTCATAGCTTAGTTTTTCAAATTGCATACTATTTTGTATGTTCTCTAATTCTTTAGTTATATATTCATAAATATTTGATTGAGTGTGACGACTATCTGAAGTATTCTCTGTGTAGTCTCTGGTATTGGTTTGCTCATTTTGAGCAACTGCATTTGCTCTTTTTGAGCAACTCGTTTGCTCATTTTGAGCAACTCGTTTGCTCACTCCCTCAAGTGTTGAATAATTAATTGAATACCATTTCGTTTTATCAAAACCAGCTTTATTGTAATTACCAACTAACACTAACTCTTGTTTTTCTAAACTTGATATAGTCCGTCTGATTGTTGCGTTGCTCCAAAAGGGGAAATGTTGTTCCCACTCTTTATAACTGTTGTATATCCAGCGTTTATTATCATGAATATGGTTACTTTTATTTATCCAATAGTGCATTTGCTGTAAAACAATCGCCTCATTTAAACCAATTTCGGTTGCTAACTTAGGTAGTACGAGTATTGGATAATCATCAATCAATAAATTATTCATAACTTCACTCCTTTCAGCATTTTGTTTAGTCGTTCATCCACATCCACCCAACTATCTGTTAAGTGATATTTATTATTGAATGTGTCCGTTCCTATTTGGTGCTGTTCGTTGTGATGAGATCTACATAGCGCTAATACTTGATTTTCAAAGTGATTAATCTTCGTTCTATCTCTGCCACGTCCTACTGCAAATCTATGTGCTAAGTCAGAATGTGGTTTGCCACAGATAACGCAGTTGCGATTAACCGTTGACCAATATAGAAATGCTTTATCATTTTTGAGTAAGTCGCTTGTTTTATAGTTAAGTGGGATATTGTTATGAAACACCCAGTCCAATATGACTTCGATTAATTGTCTAGCTTGTTCTCTTGAACAATTACTTAATGACAAGCGTTTATCATAGCCATTTAGAAACGTTATATAATCTTGGAACATTTCCCTCATGTACTCTCTTGGTTGCCCTGTATAAGCTTCTATATCGTTACAAAGAGCGAACACTTTTCGGCGTTGCTTATCAGTGATTAGAAATGGATCAATAGGTTTAACTTCACATTCAACTTCTAGTCCGTTATCTAGTAATAACGATGTTTTGTTATCTATATCTACACCCTCAATGACAACGGTAGTTGTACCGTTATCTTGAGTAATGTAATTTTTAATAATCGGCATTTATATCAGTCCAATCAGAAAGGAAGGTCTTCTATATCGTCATTAACGTTGTTGTTAGCAAACGGGTTGTTCCCTGCTGGTGCTTGTCCTCTTTGTTGTTGAGGTTGACTATTTTGTTGGTTACTACCTTTGCTATCTAGGAATTCGAACTTATCTAAATTTACATAAACTTTCTCTCTGTTTTGTCCTTCTTTATCTTGAAATCTATTTTGTTTTAATTCACCAATAACAAGTAATTTAGAGCCTTTTTGACAATACTCGCTAATGATCTCTGCTGGTTTTCCCCATGCTTCTACTTGGATAAAGTTCGTTTCGTCTTTCTTGAAGTTCCCACGTACACCTAAACCGAATTTCAATACCTGAGAATTACCAGCTTGTCTTACTTCTAAGTCGTTTGTGATATTTCCTGTGATAATAGTTTGATTAGTCATTATTTACTTCCTCCTA